GGTCTCTGTAGACGTGTTTAAGGCCAACTCCAAACATACCCATCCGTCAGCTGGGGCGTTGCGCACTGCAACCGCCGCCGCGATGGAAGACGTCATTGTAGCCGCCGGTTTTACACCGTACAGCGTCTCAATGTCGAAACGGGATAGGTATGATGGATGTAGGTATTATTACATGGCTAAGGATCTCGACAAGAACTTCAGGAACGACTTGTTGACCGATAAACACGTGTTGATGTTCATTGACGTTGACTACTATTGTGATATTAACGAATATCTGCGTTATGGCCTTCCCATGCTTCTGTACACATTTGTGCCTACAGAAGCTGCAGGCCAAGCGCTCGATTGCCGTTATCACTTTGTTGACAACTTCGTGAACTACAGCGTGTCGGGTGGAGCCACCTATGTACATCCTCTTTGGAAGTATGAAGGTGACTCTATCCTAGTGCGTGGTATCCATGGCAACATGATACTATACAACATCGAGCAACATGTTCTGTCTGCAGATCCTACCAGGCGCGTAGTGGGTTTTTATCCCACTGCATACTTTCCCCGCCACACGTGCTCACGCCGCGCTGACCCCCCTATTGGACGATTCAAACCGTGCAGTGGAGGTGTCACGATCGTGCGCAACGTTGTGGGAGGGACTGTATCGATTGCACCCCCCCTCGGAACTAGTAGTGCGACGATTCCAGAAATGGTATTTGACGCGTTGCGAACCCGTCGGAAGTACTCCAAGAACCCCGCTATAAGCGACGTAGAACGCATTCTTGTGTCTCAACGCATAGAGCAGGCTGCATTACTTGCACCGCTGCTCTTTGACGTGTTAGAAGCGGTCGGTGGTGACACAGTCGTTAACACATCTACTATTCCTGTACACGGATTCCAGACCACCAAGGGTCTAGTCCATGAGGATGGCAAGACTGTGGGAATGGCTACGACACCTCCGATCGTAACTGCACCCGCCGTTGTCCCGGTCAAGTCGTATAATAACGACGTTGCCACTATTGCTGGTCGAGTCACCGCGTGTATAAACACCGCGAAAACTCCCACTAGCTGGCATGGCTATGATAATGAGCTGTTGCAGTTTCTAATCCCTACCCCTGGGCAGGGAGTACCCATCACGGTTGAAGAAGTCAACGCTAAGCAGACTAAGCCCGCACAAAAGGGCAGAGCTGCTATAGTGGCTGCCTCTTTGACCAATGGGTATAAGAACACCGTCAAGGCCTTCATTAAGGCAGAGGCATACAATGCGCCTACCGACCCGAGGAACATCAGCACGGTCGACACAGCACATCAGATCCTCTACAGCACGTATACGTATCCTTTTAAGGACACTGTGTTGAAGAAGTATCCATGGTTTGCGTCGTCCATGACCCCCTCGGAAATAGCCACCCGCGTCAAGCACATGATGTCCTATCCTGATGGAGTGATCGTCTCTGATTACTCTCGTCTCGACGGACACATATCTGACGACGACAAGCGGTTCAAGGAGAAAGCGTATATGCGCTGGTGCAGCCCTAGCTACAAGGTACAGTTGAAGGAAATATTGCAGAAGGATAGGCCTGCGAAAGGGTCGACAGCGAATGGCGTGGTTTATGAGCCCGGGACCTCACAGCTAAGTGGTTCACCGGGGACCACCAACGACAATAATCTGGTAACTCTTCGCCATGATTATATCGGTCTACGCCAGCTAGGACAGACGCCCAAGGTGGCGTGGAAGAATCTTAACACTTGGGTGTTAGGTGCATCCGATGACAGACTCCGGGCCAACATACCCGGGTACGCAAAGGTCCTCGAAGAGGTAGCTGCAAAATTGGGCCACAAGCTAAAATCTGATGTTTTACATCCCCTGGATGGTGACTTAGTCACCTTCCTGGGGCGTGTATACGTCAATCCAGCCTGTGACACAACAATGCAAGACCCCGTGAGAACTTTGCCAAAGCTTCATCTGAGCATGGCCCCCACGGGCACCTCGATCGAGCAGGCAGCCTTTAACCGGGCTACTGGGTATATGGTTACGGACGCCAAGACCCCCATCATAGGGGCGTATTGTCGCGCCGTGCTGCGCATACTGAAGGAGACCCACCCCGACCTTATATACAAGAGCGGGGTCGAGGACTATCGAAC